GTCGACCGTCCTGGGTGGGCCCAGCGGTACGCCGTCGGCGACGAGATCGCCTTCCGAATCGGTGGCGACATCGAGACGGCGCCGGTCGCCGGCTTCTCGTCGCTCGACGAGTACCACGGCCAGCCGGTCATCGTCATCCCGGACCGCCTGGCCTACTTGTTCGATGACGAGGTCGGGACGGCCGCAATCCCCAAATCCCGCCATATCTCCCCGGAGGCCCGCACATGAGCACGACAAAACCTCGGGGCGGACTCGCCGACGAGTTCCCCGACCCGTCGGTCACCATCTTCGACCGCGGCCGGGACACGCGGCAGATCCGCCCCTACGTCCACCCGGACTCGGGGCTCGCCCCGCAAGAGGACTTCCTCGCGGGCCCCGCCGGCGACGCCGCCATCGAGTCGGACGCTCAGACCCACGTTATCGTCTCCGGGCTCGGCGCCGGGAAGACGGCGGGGCTCATCCTCCGGGCGTGGGCGAACGCCGAGCGCTGGAACCCCGGCGAACTCGGCGCGCTCATCGCGCCGGACTGGCCGACCATCAAGAACGCCATCCTCCCGACGTTTCGGGAGTTCGGCCTCCTAGATGTCTGCGACTACATGGGCCCTGGTGGGGAGGAGCCCGGCATCCACACGCCGTCGGGCTCGCGGATCATCCTGCAGACGGCGTCCAACGAACGGAAGATCCGTCGGCTCCGGGGCCCGAACCTCGCGTGGGTCGGCATCGACGAGCCGGCGTCCGTCTCCGAGCGGGCTTACGACGTCGTCTCCGGGCGGCTTCGCGTCGGGAACTACCGGAACGCGTTCGTCACCGGGACGCCCCGGGGGTTCAACTGGGTTTACGACCGCTTCTACGACCTCGACGACTACGACGTCGTCCACGATGACGTCTACGAGATCCGTGAGTCCGACCGCGTCCGTGGGATCTTCGGCGTTCCGAGCTACCTGAACCCGAACAACCCCGACGACTACATCGCTCGGCTGGAGGCCGAGTACACGGGCGCCTTCGCCGCGCAGGAACTCGAGGGCAAGTTCGCCCAGGCCGAGGGTCTCGTCTACGACTGGTTCGACCGCGACGACCACGTCGTCGAGGCGCCGCCCGACCAGTACGACGAGACGGTCTACGGCGTCGACTGGGGCTGGAGCAACCACGCCGCTATCGTCGCCTGTCGCGTCGCCGGCGACCACTGGACCGTCAGCGAGGTCGTCAAGTCCCGGCGGATGGGCAACGATGACATCGCCGAGGAACTCGACCGCCTCCAGGAGGCCCACGGCACGGGCCCGGTGTACGCCGACCCGGCGGAGCCGAAGTCCATCGACGAGGTCGGCGGCAAGGGCTTCGATGTCCAGGCGGCGGAGAACTCCGTCGACGAGGGGCTGAAAGCGGTCCACGCAAAGCGCGACGAGCTCGCGGTGGTCGACCTCTGTCAGGAGTTCCTCAACGAGATCAACACCTATCAGTACAAGGACGACTCCGAGACGCCGCGCAAGGAGAACGACCACTTGATGGACGCGTTCCGCTACGCCGTCTTCTCGCACGGCTCGGGCAAGACCACTCGCCGCCGCTCGGGCTCGTCGCCCACCAAAGGGAACCTCAGATAACACATGTCCACGACACAGTCCGGCCCGATCCGCGGCCGCGTCGAAGCGCTCGCCAGCTCACTCCGGCAGTCCGTCGAGACGGTCACGCGGAACTCTCGGATCTTCATCGAGAGCTCGAACGTCGACGATCTCAACCCGCCGGAGGACATCGACGAGTTTCACGAGTACTACCGCGAGATCGGCATCGTCCGGGCGAACATCAACCAGTTCGTCCGGGACGTCACGTCCCCAGGGGTCCGCATCGAGGTCGACGACGACACCACCGAGGCGTTCTTTGCCGGCGGCGACGACGCGCCCGAGGAAGCTCCTGACGGCGGGTTCCTCGACAACTGTGCGGTCATCGCCGGCGAGACCAACCAGCCGTTCTATCCGTACCTGCAGTCGAGCGTCGTCCAGAAGTGGACTCGGGGGACCGTCCTCCACGAGTTCCTCAAGCATCCCGACGAGCGGACTGATCCCGACTTCCAGATCCAGGGTTTCAAACAGATCCGGCCGGAGACGGTGTCTGCGCGGACGTTCGCCAACAAGAACGTTCTGCTGCCTCCCGATCCCGACGACCTACCTGACGATGTCAACGAGGCGGACGTCGATACCACGCCGCGGAACGAGGTCGCGGCCTACGTGCAGTTCGACGACCAGAGCATCGTCGGCCAGCGGACCGGTGGGATGGATGAGGACGAGGTCCCGCTCTCGCAGAACGACGTCCTGAAGCAGGTCAACGATCCGGACATCGGCGGCGACACGGCCACCGAGGAGGGCATCTTTGGGACGTCGGTCATCGAGGCGATCGGGGAGGACTGCGAGGAGTACCGCGAGATCAAGCGCGACCGGGCGACGGCGATCAAGAAGATCGCCTACGGCGTCTGGAAGGCCCAGTTCAACACCGAAGTCACCGAGACCCCGGACGAGTTCATCCTCCAGGAGTGGGACGAGGACGAACAGGACGACTGGGTCAACCAAGTCGACGGGCTGGGCCCGGGCGACATCATCGGCCACGACGGCAGCATCGAGCTCGACCAGTGGGAGCCGACCGTCCCGGACCTCGACGGCACCCTCCAACACTACGTCGACGACATCCTCGCGCCGCTCCCGGCGCCGAAGTACGCGACGGCGCACGGCGAGCAGATCACCCAGCACGTCACGGGTGAGCAGAGCGAGTCCTATCGGGGCCTCGTCGAGGAAGAGCGCACGGCCCAGGAGCGTGACTGGACCCAGGCGTTCCGCGAGGTCGCCAGACGGCTCGATAGCCTCGACCCGAGCGGCCTGCAGGTCAAGATCGCGCCGCCGGAGAGCGACAACCCGGTCTCGTCACTCGATGACGAGGAGATCGCGAAGATGGAGCAGTTCATGACGGCGCTCAACGAGGGGCTCGGCGCCGTCCCGGTCGACTCCGTGCTGGACATCGAGGAGTTCCTGACCACGACGATGGGGCTCCCGGAGGACGTCTTCGTCGACGGCGAGATCGACGTCGACGAGTCCGACCCGGACATCCAGGGGCTGGCAGAGGAGATGGAGCAGTCCCCGACGGCGGAGGCTGACGACTGATGAGCGCGACCGCGTCCACGTCAAGCGGCCCGCCGTCGGAGACGGCTGCCCACGAGCAGCATGTCGAGCGAGCTCGCAACCGCGACGAGCCAACGCGGACCAAGACAATCCGCCAGGACTACGCCCAGAAGCTCCGCGGGCGCTGGCAGGCCATCCGGGCGGCCATCCGGCAGGGCATCGTCGAGAACGACGCGCTCGGGCTGCAGACCGAGGCGCTCGTCGACGCCCCACCTCACGGCCAGTTCGACTTCGGGACGGACGCCGACAAGGCCGACGCCTTCGAGGCCTGGTTGTCCCGGCAGACCGACCGAGAGATCCTCCAGCAGTACGGCGGCGAGAACCAGTGGATCACTCGGGCCTACGAGCGCGGCGTCGACGACGCGCAGACGGAGCTGCGGACGCTCGGGATCGGCGGCGAAGGCGCCGCCGGCGCGACGGCGATGCAGTTGCCCGTCCACAGCGAGCAACTCCAGGCGCTCTACACGCGCAACTTCAACGAACTGGAGGGGATGACCGACGCGGTCGCGACAGACCTCCGTCGGGAGCTCTCCGAGGGGCTGGCCGCCGGCGAGAACCCACGGACGATCGCCCGCGACCGTCTCGTCGATGTCATCGGGAAAGTCGAGGACGGCACCCCGCGGGCCGCGATGAACCGGGCGACGATGATCGCCCGAACAGAGGTGATGCACTCCCACAACCGAGCTCGAGCGACCGAGTGGGAGCGCGCCGGCATCAAGAAGGTCGACATCCTCATCGCGGCGACGGCCTGCGCGGAGTGTCAGGCGCTCAAAGCCGGCGCGCCGTACCCCGTGACCGAGGCGAAGGCGCTGATCCCCGGGAGTACGCACCCGAACTGCCGGTGCGCGCTGACCATCTATACAGGTGCACAATGACCACAGAAGGTGACCTTGAACGGACCCTGCTCGACAACCTCGACTTTTTCAACGAACTTACGATCAACGAGCTGGAGACTGTCTGGGAGCACACGTTCCAGCGTGTCGATGCGAACAGCGGCGACGGCATCACGGACAAGTTTTTCGAGTACTCGGGCGCCACCCGCTCCGGCCCCGACGTCTCGCTGACCGAGGGGGACTGGATCCGGACGAAGGAACGCGGCAAGTACGGCGCCGGGAAGCCGGCGACGGCCGGCGCCGCGCTCCGATTCACACAGCCCCCGACCGGCGACCAGGATGGCTGGGTCGGCTACTACGACGAACCAGCCGGGATCGGCGGCGGGCTCGGGTACCAGGAGTTCGCCGAGGGCGCTGGTGACGGCGGCGGTGCAACTGAGGCCGGGCCGCAGCCCTACGTGTTCCTCGAGCGTGACGGCGAGGGGCGGACGGTCGTCCCGCAAGAGCGCTGGAACATCAACACGCTGCCCGACTTCGACCCGAGCGCCGGGTTCATCGTTCGGTGGCCCCACGCCGCGTACGGCCACGTCGGGTACGTGATCGAGGTCGGCGTCAAAAGCGACTGGGAGGACGCCGATATCACGGTCGACGGAGATGCGTTCAAGCTCAAACCGGTACACGTCTTCACGACGCTCGGCGAGACGATGTGGGCCGACTTCGACCTCCCGATAGAGTGGCACGTCACAGGGTCGGAGGCGAACGGCTTCGAGCTGCTCGCGACGGCGTGTCACTACGAGGGGCAACGCGGCCGGAAAATCAAGCGGACCTCCGGGGAGGGGTTCACGCCGGCAAAGAACGGCGGCAGCACGATCACGCTCAACAGCTTCCCGGACTGGACGCCGCTGCTCGCGTTCCGCAAGCGGGACGGGTGGGACAGCACCGACATCACGCCGCTGGGGTTCTCGATCAACCCGACGGCCGACGTCGAGGTTGAGATCACCGTCGGCGCGTCGTTCAGCAACGCCAGCTACGGGCGACCCGAGGACACCGGGACCACCGAGGCGGCCACCGAGTACGACATCAAAACCTGGGACCTCCAGACAGACTCACAGAAGACGGACGAGACCACCATCGACAGCCGGGGTCGGCGAGAGTACTACGACACCGTCCCCGGCGACAAGCAGACGCCGATCAACATCCAGACCCAGCTCCGGAACGCTGTCGTTGCGACTGACGAGCCCGTCGCGCTCCTGGTGCGGCCGGCAACGTCGACGTCGACAGAGATCAACTACGCAGCGCTGCGCAACGGGAGCAACTTCTGATGACATACGAGATCCTGGGCGACGGGAGCACCGTCGCCGCCGTCGGTGGGGAATCGGGCGACAACCAACTGCCGGTACACGGCGTCATCATCGGCGAGGGAGACGTCACCACCGGCATGTCTCAGGAGCGAACTCGGTGGCCGGCCGAGGTCCTCCAGTCCATCGTCGACGAGGGGCTGTTCGAGGGCAAGCCGATCACGATGGCCGACTCGCTCGACCCCGAGCAACACGTCGGCGTCGAGATGACCGACGACGGGCCGATGCTGACCGGCGCCGTCAGCATGGACGAGAAGGTCGGCGAGATCACGGCCACGGCGTTCGACGAGGGCGCCGGCCTCCTGTTCGAAGGCTTCCTCGCCGACTGGGAGGCCGAGGAGACAGTCGAGACCGGGCTCGCACAGGTGTCGCCCGTCGTCATCCGCGAGACCGAACTCGTCGAGGGCGAGGAGGGCGACCCCGACGCACTGTATGAGGTGACTGAGGTGGCGGCGGCGCGGGACCTGGCGCTGGTCGCCGATGGCGCCGTCCCGAGCAACGAGATTAGTGTCGGCGAGTCGCCCGATATCGGATCGGTGGCCGCCGAGGCGCTGTCGGCGCACTTCGGTGCCAGCGTCGAAGCGCTCGCTGACCACCGGGGCAGTGATGACGGCTCACAAGGCGGTTCGAGCCAGAGCACCCCGGCAACAGACGACCCGATCATCATGGACCTAACTGACAAGGAACAGGAGCTGGTCGCAGCGGCTCGCCAGAAGGACGACCCGACGGTCGTCGAGGCCGAGGTGCGAGACCGGCTCACCGAACTCGAGGAAGAGATCGACGAACACGAGGAGCTCATCGACGAGGCGGCCGATGTCGACGAGCCCGCGGTCATGGACGCCGAGGAGGCCGAAGCCATGCGCGAGCGCGTCACCATCGTCGAGGAGATGATGGCCGAGGCGCTCACCGAGGAACACGGTCTTCGCGACGCCACCGTCGAGGCGATGAGCTTCGACGCGATGGCCGCGGAGTTCCAGACCGACGACGGCGACCTCGACGTCGAGGCGCTCACCCAGTCGCCGGAGACTGGGTCGGGCCCGGCGACCGGCGGGTCCGGTGGCTCGTCCGGTGTGACCGACGAGGACCGCGAGCGGATTGAGGAGATCGACGAGAAGCTCTCGACCGTCGGGAACGTGCTCCCCGACGCGCGCGTCGAGGCGCTGCACGACGAGGCCGCCGAGCTCGGTGCGGACGACTACGACGGCGACCTGGAGGTGCTCTAACGGATGTCGACCAAGCCCGGACAGAACAGCGGCGACAGTACCACCACGCTCCACTTCTCCGACGCGAGCGAGACCACCTCGGCCGGCGACGCCGTCGGCCTGACCGGCGGGGAAATCGAACCCGGCACCGACACCGAGAACTTGCTCGGTGTGCGCGCTCGGGGACGAGTCTCTCCGAACAGCAAGAACGCGCCGGTCGTCGTCAGCGGCCCGACCGTTGTCGCCGTCGAGGGCTCGGTATCTGAGGGCGACAACCTCGACCTCGGGACGACCGGGGCCGACGGAGAGCTCGAAACCACGGCTGGCGGCCCCGCGCTCGCGGTGTCTGATGCCGGCGGCTCCTGGCGCGGCCAGTACGCTCCGGCCGGCTACGCGTGGGTCCTGCTCTGACGACCGAACACGACGACTTCACCTGATCACACATGCCTCAGACTGCATCCGACATCATCAGCGACGACGACGTCCGGTCGATCGTCGACAAGATCCGCAACAAGAAGTACCAGAGTCGTACCGCGTTCAAGGACTACGACGCGACCAACAACGACAGCAACTCGGTGGAGTTCCCGATCTCCGATGGGGACTTCGACGGCGACGTCGCCGAGATCCCGCCCGGAAGCGAGTTCCCGCGGGCGACCAAGGACTACGACACGGTCCAGGCGGCCCACACCAAGTACGGTGTGGAGATCGTCATCCCCGACGAGGACGTCGAGGACAACGTCATCAACATCACGATGGACCAGGAGGAGGACCTGGTCCGCGCCGAGGAGACGCGTGTCGACGGCATCGCCTACAACGTCCTCTCGAACAACACCAACTCGGCCGGCCCGATCGACGCCGGAAACGCCTCGCCCGACATCATCGAGTACGAGGACATCACCCTCGCTCGCCAGCGCGCGTTCCAAGACGAACTCGACCTGGGCGAGCTGCGGCTGCTCACCGGTGGGCAGAACATGAACGCCCTGCTGAACATGGACAAGTTCACCCAGGCGAGCGAGCTCGGCGACTCCGTCCTCGAGATGGGGATCCTGCCCCAGGGCAACCTCGTCGGCCAGCAGGCGTTCCTCGGGATCGCCGGCGACGTGCCGGTGTTCCTCGACAACACCGGCAACTACGCGGAAGGCGAGGCGTACCTCGTCGACCCGACCAACTTCGGCTGGGAGTCCACCCGCCGCGCCGTCGACGTCACCCAGTACCGTGACGAATCGATCGAGGCCGACGTCTGGCAGATCGACGAGCGGGTCGGCTTCGTCGCCACGCAACCGTCGGCGAACGTCGCCATCGACACCTGATCATGCCCTCCCTCAAGCACGAGAGCGGTGGGGCGGCCGAGGTCCACAACCAGCAGGTCCTCGGCGACGACTCGCCGCTGGAGTTCGACGACGACGGCTACGCCGAGGTTGACGACCCGGCGGCCGCCGAGAAGCTGCTGGCGATGCATCGGCACATCGAGCCCGGCGGGCACGGACCGTCGGACACCATCACCGAAGACGAGGACGACGCCGGCACTGACGACGGCTTCGACGCCGAGGCGTTCGTCGACCGAACGCCGATGGACGACGTGGTCGCCGACATCGAGTCCGGCGACTACGACGACCATCTGGACGCGATCGAGGATGTCGCCGAACGCCAGGGCGTCCAGGACGCTATCGACGAGCGGCGGGAGGAGTAACCCCCCATGGCGACGAGCGCCGGCACAGAGCCCTCGGACGTGGAAGTCGAGATCGACACTGTTCTGGACGACTCGAAGATCTCCTCGCTGCTCGACCGCGTGGAGCGCGAGATCGATCGGCAGTACGACGAGGCCGACATCAAGTTCGACGACACCCAGCACCGCGTCGACTTCGAAGCGACGCTCACGGCACTCCGAATCGCCGAGGGTCTGGACCGTCGTGCCGAGTCGGAACAGTCCGGCCGGACGTCGACGACCTACGAGACGGATGAGATCGACAATCTCCGGAAGCGCGTCCGGCGGCTTGACCCCGGCGACGAGTTCGGTCGCAGCGGCAAGGTCGTCCGCGACGAGGGCCGTCACATCTCGACGACCGGGAGTGATAGCTGATGGGCAACTGGGGCATGAGGCTCTCGGGATTCGGCGCCGTCATGGACCTCTTCGAGGAGATCAAGGTCCAGTACGATGGCGGCACGGTCTACGTCGCCGGTCCGACCGTCGACTACGCCATCCACAACGAGTACGGCACCTCAAAGATGGAAGCACGGCCGTTCGTTCGGCCAGCGGCGGCGCGCGTGCAGGCCGATCCTGAGAGCCACGCCCGGAAGATGGCCGCGACGCACGGTATCAACATCTCCAACGAAGAGGGACTCGTCCGGGCGCTGGCGCTGGCCGTGCAGGACCAGGCGAAGCGAATCGCTGATCGGAAAGAGATCCGCGACACCGGGACGCTCATTGCGAGCATCACCATCGAGAAGGTCCAGTAACATGCACGGACCAGCCACCAGACTCATCCAGAAGCAGGGTGTGGAGTACCAGGTCCGCAACGCCAGCGGCGGCGCGCGTGCAGGCCGATCCTG